CCAGGGACTTTATATCCCTCAAATACTTGCTGGGGTCTTACTTTTTTATCATCCTCAACTGCCTTTTCCACTTTAAACTGGCATTTGGGGTCTGGGTCAATCTTATTGGGATTATGTGATAATGAGGTCTGGGGTTTTGATTTGCCTTTTTTTGTCATCTTTATAAAGTTAAATATTTTATTATTGTAAATAAAATAATACATATAATATAAAATGAGTTTGATTGTGTGTAGCAACAGGGATGATAACTATGAACAGGTTGATTTAGAGGGGAATGTAAATGAAACAAGAAATGCCCCTGCGAATAGTTTTTCCAATCACTTCAGTAATGTATTTAAAATACCTAAGAATGCCGAAGTGGCAGTCCAGAGTGTTAAAATTGAGCGTAAGAATATACTGAACCTAAAGCAACAGAAGATATTTAATTTCTTTGCTGGGAAAGCATTAACCACAACTACTAATTATAGGGACAGCACTAATCTCCCAATGATGTGCCGTTTAAGACCTGGATTATATGGAGTAAGTGAATTGGCAGATGAAATCAATAGGGGTCTTATTACAAAGGGTATTAATTGCCATCCAGATTATTATGGCAATTGCCAGGTAGAACCTACATTTGACAATTCAGCAACAGGAGATGGATGGGAAGGATTTAAATATACATTTAATACATCTGGAAATCAAGAGACACTGGATAATAGTGAAACCCTCTTGGATTGGATACCTTGTAGTGAGGGATATGAAGATGATGACTATTCGGCAATAACTCAAGCAGGAGTGGGTGTTAAAATACTCAAACAAGCAGACAGCGATTTCAGTTATGTTGTAGGAGTGGGTAATACTTCAGGGCAAGCAATGCCCCTTTCATTATGTGAAGGTATATTTGAGTTTAACCCTTGGGAGAATGGTGTTCAGTCATACTGGGAGACTGGTTTAGTCCGTGCTGTAAATCAAGAAAATCCTGCTCCAGAGTATATGAATTACGAAGGTATGAAAGATAATACACTTGTCCAGAGTAGTGATAGACCCGATGGATTTTTTGACTATAAATTGACTTGGGCACAGCGTGTTGATGGAAACTACGGATTATTCATTGAGCAGGCAATTGTTGATGAGGAAACAAATACCAAGAGAAGTAAAGATAATGGAATTAACTACGGGTCATATCAAATGGTAGAAGTAAGGTATTTCGGGGTGACTGGGCATACTGGTCTTAATACTAAATTAGATGAAGATAATTGCCAAGGAACTCCCAATATTACTACAGGCACTTATAAATACCATAAATTACGAATGGTCATTAAAGGTCAAGATATTAAATTACAGGTGCTTGGAACAAATAAGAATGACCAATCTGGCACTTGGTTTAATGTTGTAAGGACAGCATCATCACAGGGACTTGCTGACCCAGAAGCAGGTGCTGGCACATATCCAGATGGAACGGCAATTAAAGTGCCAACTTCTTTTAAACCGCTAAATATGAACCAATGGAACTTATATCCAAAGATAGGATTAATAAATGAAGATGATTATATTACAATTACCAAGTGGGGAGGCAGAGCGGGTAGTGGTATTTACCCTACAAATGATGACCCAGGAACCGCATTCTGGGCAAGAGAATGGGACCCAACTACTGACAATAGGTTCTATGGCACAATAGATGATATTAAAGTTATTAGGGAAATGGACTTTGGACTGATGGTAAATGGTATTAGGGATTTACCTGGATATACTCCCTATGAACTTGATACTCATTTAGAAAGTCCAGCACATCTACTTGCTATTCTACCACAAAGTCATACTGATACGGGATATGATGATATTGATGACTATGTATATTCTTCAGTAAAAGGTAATTCATCTGTAATTTTAGGATTTCCAGGTCAAACCGCAGTATTAAATACCAAACAAGGATTAAACAAGCGACAGGACTTGACTACATCTACTGACCCTCCGTCAGCAGGTTGGATACTATATACTACCAAAGCACCAGTATTATCTTCTGGGACAGCATTTGTAAGGTGTAATACATTGACCCATCAATCCTTAAATATGGCAAAGCAATTGCCATCTAAGATATTATACCATATCCCACGATTTAGTAATTCAGGACAGCAATTTGGTAATTTATTTTATGAACCTGCTGAAAAGACATACCTGTCATTACGGAATACCGAGGAAATGAATATCAATGAGATTAAGTTAGATATATGTAATACTGATGAAACCTTGTGTAAGGATTTGACAGGAACAACAACCATTGTGCTACATTTTAGAAAAGCAAGGTTCTAAGCGAAGCAACGGGCAGTGCCCTAAATAGAAAAAATAGACAATTTTAAGTTCTATATTTTTCTATTTCTTCTATATATAAATATGAGCGACGCAGAAATTGATATTAATATGCCAAATGTTCCACCGCCAAACGAACAACCAGAAGACCCATTACCTCCAAGTAAAGGGGTAAATGAAATGCCAGAAAAGGCAGATGATGATGATGCCAAGGTAGAAATGAAGATTAAGGAAATTGTGCCTGATAATGAAGTGTTTAAAGATGCTACCGACCAAGCACCACCAAAGCGTAAGAAGCGGGAAATCAGTGAGAAACAAAGAGAACACCTTGCTAAAATTAGAGTAAAAGCATTAGAGGCAAAAAAAGCGAAACAACAGGGAAATAAAGTGCCAGTAAAATCTGCCAAGAAGGTATATGAACAGCAAATAGAAGATGAATATAGTGATGAGGAATATGATATGCCGAAGGCGACCTCTGGTATGCCAGCACCTAAACCAGAGCAGGATAGTATGCTCTATTCTCTCACTCCACAGCAATTACGCCAACTACAAATGGATGCTATATATGGATATGATACAATCAGGAAAGATAGAAAGCAGAAGAAGAAAGCACAACAGGCAAAAGAAGCACAGGAACAGAAGGCATTTCAGGCAGTAAGTAGAGCAGTTAATAGACCTATAGATGATGATGGATGGGGCGTATGTTTTCAGTAAATATCCATAGATATAGGGTCTATAACAAAATGAGGATTGAGGGATAGACCTATAACCCTTAAAATAATTACTGGAGTTTCTAAAATTATTTTTTGATTTACTCATTCTTTTTTGCTATAGACCCCTCTATCCCCCACTCCCCTTTTGAGGCACTATTATAGACCTCTATATTTTCTATTTTTTTCTATTTGAGTTTATTATATTCCCATAAGGTATATAATGAGCATACAAGAAGATGACGCTTTCCAAGAAGCATTCCCTAAAATCCTTAAAGTCCAAGACCCGCCACAGGAAAAGATTAAACCATTACATCCGCATTTGCCACAACCACCAGCATTACTGCTAATGATTTCCCCTATCCGCACTGGTAAATCTACCATCATTTCTAACCTGCTATTAAACTCCCATTTTTATGGTCAGGATTATTTTGATGAAGTAATGTGTATTTCACCTACCATTTACAATGATAAGACATCCAGATTTCTAAAAAAGGCATTTGATTGCTATGACGGATATAATGACCAGATTATTACTGATTTAATTGCCAAGCAAGAAGCATATGCCAATGATGGGAATATAGAAGAGAGACCAGAAGTTGCTGTGATTTTAGATGATATCCTTGGCACAATAAGAAGAGAAGCAAATGTAAATCATTTGGCATCAAGGTTCAGGCATTATGGTATTAAATTACTGCTAATGAGTTCCCAGAATTATAGGTCAGTTTCTCCAGTTATTCGCTCAAATGCCACAAATATGATAATTGGTAGTCCATTTCCCAATACCAAGGAATTGGGCAAAATTGCGGAAGAGATAGGAGACCAGTTTGGAGGGTATGATAACTTTTTAAAGATATACTATATGGCAACACCTGAGAAATATGATTTCTTATATTTAGATTTACAATCAAATCCACCTCTGGCATATCACAATTTTGAGAAGGTAATAGCACAAGGCGGTCAGCACAGAGAAGTAGAAGCACCAGAAGGGGCAATTGATATGCCGAAGGCAACCTTAGGTATGCCAAAGAGTGAGATGAAGAAAGAAGCAGAAAAAAAATCAATCAAAAAATAAATCATATGTATAGTATAAAATGAGTGATTGGGGGCAAAGTTCAGCAATTGAGCAGACAAACAATTTAATCAGCGAGGGACTATCAAATGCCCGTGAAACACGGGAACATAATAGGAGTGTCATAAATAATTATAATCAAACTATTAATGCTATTAATAATAAGACTGATGCGGTTGGAGTAAAGCAGAAGACGGCAGATGAAGGGAGTGAAGCACTCTCAGGTATCCAGACTGCTGTTGCTGTTGGTCAAGAAGCAAAGAAGGCATTTAATATGGGAGTGGGTAATTATTTAAAATCCCAACCAGGTCAAATTGCCGAAAATCTTAAAGGAGCAGTTCAGGCGGGTAAAGACGCATTTGGAATTGGCACAACTGCCACAACTTCTTTAAGACAGGGTGCCTTCCCCCTGTCTTTGGGTCAATTGGGTCAAGATGCTGAAAGGTCATTGGCACCTGCTGGAGAAGACCTTGGATTTAAGAGTAGTATTATCCAGAAGGGATTACAGACTATAACTGATTTACCTGATAAACAAATTGCTGGATTGGCAAAAGGTATAGGAGCATTCACTGGAATTGCTGGTGCTGGGTTTGACGCTTTAGAAGATATTTCTGCTGGTTCATTCGGGGGAGATAAAGATGCTTCAGGTATTTCCAAGACTGCTGATAAAGCATCCTTGGTCGCTGGGGGTCTTGATGCTATGGCACTTGCTGTCCCAATTTTAGCACCAGTTGCTGGGGCGGCAGATTTAATCAGTGGTGGGTTAGCAATTGGTGCTGATTTAGCAGATACTAAATCAGCGAAAGATAAGGCAAAGACTACAGAGCAGAGTAATATGGAACAAGGAACATCTAATGTAGTCAGTCAAGGGTCGGCAGGTCAAGTTGCCACATCATCTACCCAGTCAAGAAGTTATTAATTTAAGGTAAAATAATTAAAATAAATACATTCATATTAAAATAATACATATATTATAAAATGAGTTTTTGGAGCGTAGATGATAAAATCCCAGTGAGACAGACAAATGTATCAATATTTGCCGAACACGGATTAGAATACAAATCTTCCCAGAAGATTAACTTTCATATCCCTCCTACAATTGCCTATTTCCAACCAAGGGAATGTTATTTAGAGTTTGATGTCCAGATTAAGTGCCAGAATGGAGTTGCTACTCAAGACCCAGTAAGACTTACTCTGGATGCTGAAACTGGTGGGCAATCATTAATCAGGGATATCCGTATTCATTCTGGTGGTGCTGGGGCAGTCCTGTTAGAAGAAATACAGAATTACAATACTTTAGTGGCATTAAAGTATGATTTTGAGAGCAATGATGTCCTCCGTAATAAGCGGGCAATGACTGAAGGGGCACTTACTTATGACCCAGATAATCGTGGAACTTGTGGAACTACCAAGACGGAAATGAATAACCACAAATCCCAACCTTATACCAATCTATTAAGAAATGCTGACGGAGACGCAATTGCTGTGCCAACCAGGGCAAATACTACTTGGACAACTGATACCGATGGTAATTTTAATAAGGTAAAGTGTCTCTTACCTCTTCACACTGGTATTTTCAGTAATTCTAAGGTATTCCCTGCTCTTCTTACTGAAGGGTTAAGGATTGAGATTATTTTAGAGAGTGCTGGCAGAGTTCTTCGTATCCCAGACACAATGAACCCCGCCCGCCGTGGGGCACTTGGTTGCCGTTTCCATACTACTACTGGAAAGGATAGTGAAATATCTGCTGTTGGTGGGTATTGGTCTGCTGGTGGAACTACCGATGTCCTCTATGTAGCAAGGGATAATAATATGACTTCTCTTGATAATGTGCCATTTGTTCCAGGGCAGAAGATTGCCCTTGCCAGATGTGCTGGTGAGCGAGATAGCACAAGTGGTTTAGAGTGGTATGAGAAACCAGGGTCAGTATTATTCCTCCATACAGATGAAGATATGATTATTGACCAGATGGAATTAATTGCTGGTGATGGCACAGCAACTACCGAAGGTGGGAGATATGGACTTATTAAGATTACACTTACAGAGACTATTACCAATGAAAGTGCTAATATTGTAAATAACGCAGGAGGGTGGATGATTGTAGATGCTTCTGTTCGGGACCAGAGTGCCACTACGGGTCAAGCAAATACTGGGGCAGATTTTAAGGGAGACTACACACTTTCCAATGTCCAGATGGTAGTAAGGCAGATTGATATGCCCGCTGGATATACCCAGAAACTAATGGGAATGATGAAGGGAGGAGGCACAATGAATTATGATTTTACCAGTTTTACCAATTATAAATACTCACAACTGGCGGGAGATAGGGTTGCCAATATCCGCTTACCGCTTTCTCAAAGCAGGGCGAAATCCATTCTTTCCATCCCTACCGATGCCAGTGTTTATACCAACAGGGAAATGATTACAGGTATGAAAAATACACAAGGTCTTAATTTCCCAGGTGCTACTAATGACCCAACCTATCCATTTGCTGATATGCCAGACCTTGGCACATATGTAGAAGATATTGATAGTAATGACTGCTATAATCTATCAGTAAGAACTGGTCTCACTGGTATTTGGGATGAACTCACTGATTACCAGTGGTTTTATGATGGTAAATTAAATCCCAGTAGAAAGGTAGAAACTGCCAGAATTAGTGGTCGTCTGGGTATTTCACAGCAACCTCTCATTGAGTTAGAAAAGGCACTTGCTATGGGTAATATAGAACCTCTTTCTTTCCGTAAGTTCAGGCAGAATTGCTGTATTGGACGGGCACTTGCTTTACAGGATGGAGTATATGATTGTCGTGGGCGTGATTTTAACCTTCAGGTAAATTATCAATCCTTAAGAGAACCCAAGAAGAATAAGTTGTGGATGAACTTTGTTTCCCATATCAGGCGTATAGAGGTCAGGGGAGACCAAATTGCCTTACAAGTATAAGGGATGAGGGGATAGACCTATAACAACAAAAATACAAACTCAATATTTAGAATATTAGTTTTAAAATCAACTTCTTATTTTGTTATAGATACCTCAATCCCCCACCCCTTGGTTGGCGTTGCCATACTCTTCACTAATTTTATTTTTTGGTAAATTATTACCCTATAATAATTAAATATTATAGAGTATAAATATGAGCAACGGAGGAAATGTTAATCTTCACATTACACCCAGTAATGTATTAAGTTCTGGTAAGATATCTTTTAAATCTGGTAATCCAGTTATCCAATTTATTGTAGGAGAACAAGATAGACTACTACTTGGCAATAGTATCCGCCTTGTAGGTAAAATCAACTTCTGGACGGATGACAATGGAACTATTACCCCAGTAAAGACTGATGCTCTTGCTTGGGATAGTCGTATTGGTATGTATTCTTGTATTGACCAGTTAGTCATTAAATCACAGGCAACACATCAGGTCATAGAACATATTAAGAATTACAATCGTATGATGGCAAGTTATATACCAACCACAACTTCCCTTGAGGATGGATTATCCCATTTGACCCAGTCGGCACTTATTTGCCCTTCGTATGAAACCTCAAAGAAGACTATTATTGATAAGCAGGGACAGATAAAATCTGGCAATTCATTTGCCCTTCATTTACCCTGCGGTTTATTTAACGGAACCCAGGGTATTCCACTTTCTGGTAATGGTGGAGTAGGTGGTTTATTAATAGAAATCCACCTTGCTCCTGATAACAATGTATTATTTGACCGACAAGGAAGTGCCCAGACATCCAATCTTGACCGCTCTTACTATGAACTAACTGATATTCATATGACTGCCGAGGCAGTAGAAGATGTAAGACCTCCTGGTCAAACATCTACCTTTGAGTATAATAGTATTTCCAGTTATTTCACAAGTATTAATTCTACTAATGCTATTATTAACTTTAATCTTGGTCTATCTCGTGTTCTTGGTATATTTATGAACTTTATTCCAAGTAAGATGATTAATGATTGGAACTACAATGGAATGGCAACTATGCCAATCCAGAATACAGGTGGTAGTAAGGCAGATATTTTCCAGGTAGTCTATACCCGTGGGGGACAGAAATACCCATATATGTATAATCTTGATTTAGAACAGAAGGAAACTAAGGCACAAGAACTTTTTGACCCTCAATTTGTCCGTGGAGGAATTGATGCGATTAAAGGGTTTATGAGTAGCAAGCGGATGATTAATTCTACAACTAATTCCCGCCTTAAAAATCGTCCTGCTGAAGCATTTGTATCGGGTGGTGGGTCATCTTGGGCAGGTGCTTCACCTGGGTCGGCACCAGAGGGCACTAATAATGCCAATAAAGACGGAGGCGATTGCTTTACTATGGGAGTAGGATTTGACCATATTTCTAATCAAGGCATATCATTTTCCACTGAAAGTTTCGGTGTAAATATCAATCTCGGTCTCACTACCAATTATCCTCACGGAGTATATATGTTCGTTCACGCCAAAAACACGCTGGTCTTCGGTCCTGGGGGTATCCAAGTATTAAACTAATTTAAAGTTATATTACAAAGAATATACAAAGAATATATAAGAATATGCCTGGAAGATATACAGACCCAGAATATCAAAAGAAATACAAGGAAGCAAATAAAGAGAAGCAGAAAGCATATATGAAAGAATATAATGCCAGAATGGCAATTGAGTGCCCTTGGAAGAATAAGATTAGGTGGTGGAAACAACAAGGTATGATTACTGATGAGAACTGGATGATTATTTACCAGAGATATACAGATACTACCCATTGTGAAGAATGTAAGGTAGATTTTAGTGAATTACCTGTAAAGCATAAACACCTTGACCATTGCCATAAGACAGGTGCTATCCGTAAAGTATTATGTCTAAAGTGTAATAGAATACAGAGAGAGTTAGACAAGGGAGCAGGGGATAGACCTATGACAATAAAAATATAACTTTGATATTTTAATATAATTTTTTAAGATGGATTTATTATTTTGTAATAAACCCCTCTATCCCTTACTCCCCTCAGTCTTTTATATTTTGGTAAATAATTACCCTAAAATAAATAAATATTCTAAAGTATAAATATGAGTGTTCAGGCAAGTCAAATCCCCGACCTTTTAAAGATTGGAGCAGTTCCAAGTAATACAGCACAGGATGTAGAAACGGCAGTATTAGAACCAGTGGTTCATAGTGATAAGTTCTGTCGGTTTGTTTTCCAGAATAAGGGTATTTTACATTCCCATTCCAAGATTGAGATTGGATTAAAAAATCTTGCCAGTGGTGCTATTTTCCCAGTGGGTGTTGGTGTATATTCTCTCATAGAGCGTGTAGCACTCAAGATGGGAACAAAGACCATTTGTGAGATAGAAGATTTTGCCCATTGGTATGCCTACAAGTCTATGTTTGTGGCAAATGAGAATAATAAGGAGCGAGAACTATACCAGAATGGTAGATTAATATGCCACGCACCACATTATGAAGATGGTAGAGGTAATGTTGGTCCAGCACAAGGTGGGGGGGAAAGCAATACCCTTTCGGCAAATGTCCAACTTGATTGGGGTAGAGACTACAATGATTACAGGCATTCTACTGGAGATGCTAAACTTGATGCGAATATGATGTTAAATGAACTTGATTGGATGAACCTTTCCCAGAGGAAGTTTGAGAAGGGTAATTCAGTAGCATTGAGCGATAGAGATGACGATACCCCACTTTTCCAGATGTCATTAAGCGAACTCTGCCCTTTCCTAAAGATGAACCAATTGCCATTATATATGATTAAAGAGCAGGTATCATTAGAACTTACCTTTTCCAAGGCAGGGTCAAATAAAGATAGTGATGCGTCCCGTAGAATTACCCAGATTACACTAAGTGATATTTCCACCAGTGCTTTACCAGTAGCAGAGATTGATACTGCCAAGACCCGTCTTATTGCTGATTATCTTTATTTCCCACAGGAGATGATGGAGGCATATGCTCAATCAAATGCCAATATGTCATTTACCTATGTAGATTATCAACTATCAAAATATAGTGTAGATGCGGGTTCTATAAAATCCCAGGCAATAAGAAATATTGGTGGAGCAGGTAGAATTGTAAGTAAATTATTCTGGGGTATTCAGGATGAGTTCCAAGAGAGTGAATATCTACTCAATAATTATTATGCCCAGGGTCCAAAGAGAACCTATACTGAAACACCAGCAACTGATAAGAATGGAACTGCTACATTTAATATTAAATACAATGATAACTTCCTTTACCCTATTGATGTAGATAATAGTGCCAGACATTTCTATAATGTCCAGAATACGGAGGGTCTTGTTCCGTTTGTTAATCGTGAGGAGTATTGTGGCGAGGGAGATATGACAACAACCCGAACGGCAGTTGGTTGGGTTCAGGGTGGAAATGGTGCTGATAGCGGAGATTTTGCGACCCGTAAGGGACATTCTAATCTTGTCAGCAAGTTCTTTTGGTCAGGAGCACGCCTCAACAAGAACCAGCGTATTAATAGTCGTGGCATAGAACTTTATTTTAAGGTAGATGAATTGCCAACTAAGATTACCCGTAATGATGGAACGGATGATTTCACATCTCCTGGATATGTCCAGCGTGTCTATATGGAGGTAGTTAGAACTGCCACACTTTCCAATGGGTATTTCCAGTGTTATTATGCGTAAGCAATATCTAATTTTATTTAACTTTATTTTTTTATTGTATTAATATATAAATGACTTCATATGTTGATACAATACTGGTAGATTGTAATAGAAAGGGGTGTGAAGAGTATAAGACAGGAAATGGTATTAATGAACCCGCTATATTTACCTGTAAGCAAGGAGGGGGTATTAAATTAAACCCAGGAGATAGTGTATCAGTTCATTCTGCCTATGTCAATGAAAGGGGAAATGAAGACAACATAGAATTAACAGGTAAAATACCGAAAGATGCCAAGAAATACAAGGTGAAATATACTGATATTATCCAGTGTAGATTAACTGACTTGGACGAAGATGTAGATAGAACAACAATACAGAGTATTAATAACTCTTGGGATGGTCCAGATGTCAGGGCAGGATATGGAAGGCACGATTGCCTGTATTATCAAGAGAATGGATTGGGAGTTCAGCAGACTACATCATTTAATAGGGAAAAGGAATATGAAGTGAAAGACAATGAAGCACATTTCAGTATTAGTTATTATAAGACCCTGAATGGCGAAGGGTATATTCATTTGCCAAGGAGATTTGACGCACCAAATCCTACCAGACCTACACCTGGTCCTCACGGATATGGAGGAGATGAGACCCACGATAAAAGGAGTGAGACTTACGGGATATGGAATTATGACCCATATACCAATAAGTTTTCAGGACCTGATTACCCAGCAACTGGCAAACCAGAACCCAAGACACTTCCCCTTGATAAAGATTATTGGTATAATTTATATACGGCATATGATGGAAATGCCAGAATATTTAGACAGGCAGATTGGCAGTTAAGAACTGCCTGGGGACCAGAAGAGAGGCAAACCACATACTTGGATAATGCTGAAGAAGATAATACAGAAGCAGTAAGATACAAGAATAGACATATATATGTTGTTAATGTAGGAACACCTGATTTGGCACTTACTACTGGGAAAGGAGTTGGACCAGATTGTTATTTTACTGGTAGATGCCGTCCCTTATTGTCTCCTCAAAATATGTGTAAGGCAGATATACAATTTTATAGTCATTTTGATATTCCCACTGATGCGGGTGTAGGAGCATATCCAGTAGATGCTACACTGAGAAATGAGATGAAGAAGGGAGAAAATGGCGTTGGATATAAGTATCGGCAAGATAATAGTAGAATGACTATTTATATTAAACAAACTACCTATTGGACGAAAGGGGCAAATAATACCGCATTATCCAAGGGAGAAGTATTGACGGGTGATGAACGCACAGCGGAGGAAGTGGAGGATAAACTGCCTTGTGATAATTTCTTCTACGGAGACTATGATGTAGCATTAAATAGTGAATGGATAAGGTATTATGAAATTAAAGATGTGAAGATTGATGAGGGATATAATACACCAGAAGGAATAGCAGAGCAATTTACAGACCAATTAAACAAGACTAAAAATCAAATACCAATTAAGGCAGAATTATTAGATGACGGAGATGACCCAGTAGAGATAAGCACAAAGCAAGAAAGTGAATGTTATAAACCTTTTCATAGTGCTACACATTATAGTTTCGGGGAGAACGCCCATACCCTCTTCTCTACATACGAGGGAGAGAATGATGAGATTGACAATCAAAATATGATTGATTATCAGTCGGCATATCATTTCATAGGAGTTAAACGCCCAGAATTGTGGGATGCTGGTAGAGCAATCTATCATTCCCAGATTTCATATCCTGGCACAGGAACTGCCAGTTGTGATGAGAGAACTTACCCCCGCCTCCACCCTAACCACGGAATTACCAAGGCAAATGCTCAGGGAGTGAATGGTGCTGTGATAGTGCTTACTGAACTCTGGACAAGGGATAATGTAATGAAATACAAGAAACTATTTGATGCCCAGGGTCTTCACCCAGAATTATTTGATTTTGACTATGATATTGTAAATGGAGTAAAGAACATACGGAATGTAAATAATAGTAGATTTTTACACATTAATTTAGAGAACCGAGAGGGAAATAAACTGGGAGACGACTTATATACAAATGAAACAGGGCAATCAACTCCCATATTCTTTGATTATAAACCCCAGTTTAAGGATGTAGAGTATAGTGATAATCTATCAGCGAATGGCACACCAGCATATGGTATTTTCCGTAAAGTGCCAGATGGAGGGCAGAATTACATAGGATTTACAGCACAAGAGATAAAGATGGGAGATTATTTATTCCCTGGTAATGCGAATATAGTTTATCCAATACGAATTGGATGGGATTTACATTTTAATGCTTATGGGACATCTTGTTGTATGTTATATACTGGTATGTTAAATGCTACTTATGATGGTAAGACAATGCTTATGACAAAGGATAATAATGAAACAGAGAAAGACCAGAGATGGTGTAATATTTACCCTTATATTAAAGATACATACATTGGGGCAAATCAAGTAGAATTGGGTGTAGAACAGAAAGGCAAGTTTTATCTTCAACAATTACATACTCCAGAATATATTGGTAATTCATTTAAGAGTGGAAGTAGTCCATCAAACCCTATTAACCCCGATGCGAGCGACCAAGTGTATAGGGTCAATAAGAGATTGTCGGGAGATACCTTCTGCCCAGATATGGTCCCATACCGCCCTATTGTATCTACTGAAACGGATAATGTGGGAGATGGTAAGGTTGAGATAAGTAATTTTAATGATAATTTAACGCCCTATGCTATTTATGATGCTATGTCAGGGATATTCATAGAGGATTTCGGTATTTCCCAAGATGATTGGAATGGGTCTTTATGGGGTTTATTGGGATTTAGTTATGAGCAATTCCATAACCAGACAACCTTATCAAGGCAGACCCGTATTAATAACTTGGTAAATGTAGAGAATATAGGGGCAATAACTACCAATGCTGATATTACGGCAGGTGATGTGCCAACTTATCCAAGAAATGCCTATGGTGCTGAATATTATAATAATCAATTACCAGCAATTAATTTCCCATTCTTTGAGAGCACAACTACCGAATATGGTAATTTAGTTATACCAAGTATTCCAGCAATTACAGAAAGTCAAAGGAGTGTAAGAATAAGTGCTGACAGATTACCAGTGAAAATGACGAATGCTTATTATTTAATTAAGAGTGATATAGTCCAAGATACCAAGTATTATGGTTTAGGGGCAGATAATTCCCAGGGATATACAACTGGTCAATGCTTACCCATTGTGGGAGTTGTTAATAAGGAAAATGGGTTCGGGGATTATTATTTCCAGACAGATACAAAGATGGCATTTACAATAACCAAACCTACTACTATTAGTAGTATTACTACCAGTATTCATAATCCTGATATGTCCTTGGCACGAATAGAAGACGATACAGCAGTTATTTATATGATTAAAAAGAATAATACTGGAAATTATAATATTGGGGCGGAATTAATCCAAAAAGGCAAATTAAAAATATAATCTCAAAGAAAGTATAAATGTTGAGTGTAGAAGAAATCCTGACTATTATTTCCCTCATTGATGATATTTCACCGAAAGACCAGCGTTCCCGTAATCAATTATTAGATGTAAAGAAATATATTACCGAGCACGCAGAAGACCCAGATTATGTGGCGGTAGAAGATAGTGCCAGTGAAACAGATGAAGAGGAAGAGGCAGAACCTGAAGAGCATATCATTGACCGCACTGACCCTAATTATATTGCCATAAAGTGAGGGGATTGAGGGATGGAGGGTTGGTAGCAAAAATATAAACTCTATAATTTATTTTTATTTTAGAATATCAAAGATTTATTTTTATTGTTATAGGTCTATCCCTCGCTCCCTGTATTAATAGATAGTTTTTTTACGATTTTGTGAAAATCTTGGAACCGCCTTGATTTTTGCTCCTTTACCCATTAGAACACCGCTTGTGCTACTGGAAACAGAGACAGGCAACCTTACTCACTTACGCAACCCACTCACCCACTACTAACCCAGGTCTCAGGTCTTTCATTTGCCAGCAGGAACTACCAAGTAAGTATGGTCCATCTCACCTACCTGACCAACGGCAAGTGCGACTTCTCCATCCAGGTCTGGACCAAGACCCTGGACCTCTGGATGGTCAAGAAGCACGGATACAAACCCATCAACACCCACTGGTGGAAGGACAAGACGACGGCACAACTCGGCGATATGGAGGCGATGGGCAACATCAGCGAAGTCTGGGAGAACGACCTTGGCGGATACCAGCGGAAACCCGAACTCTTTGAGAAGGACGACAAGGGCAGGGGGAAGATGTATATTGAGTATGGTTGGACTACCCTGACCAACCGAGAGGCGGAGATGATTGGCACAAGCGGAAATCCCATCTCTGGAAGTCCCATCAACCCCTGGGACCAGCAATTCACCATCTGCCTCAGGCACATCACGGACTGGACGGACGCAGAGCAGGATGAACTGAACACTTGGTTCTCTGCCTACCTGAAGTGCCAGGACTATCTCTGGAGGGCAGAAGACACCTACTCTCCAGAGGAGTTGAGGGCGTGGCAGGATAACCTGGACTATGCCAACGCCACCTCAGTAGTCTCAGTCCAGTTCCGCACAGAGGAAGACCCAAAGGTCTGCCGTATCTGTAAGAATGCTCTTCCCGAGGGCGATTATGGGCACAATCCCGCTCCGCTGTATTCCTCCAGGTATCGGTGCTGTGATATGTGTAATCAGGGATATGTTCTGCCATCACGGATGAATATGGCAGAGGGGATATGTGATTTGGAAATCACAGAGGAGACTGCTGACCCGTTTAAGTATCCCAGAACCAAACCCTTTGACGCGGATACATCGGTGATACGGGTGGCATTTAACAAGCATCCAGTTGGACCAATCTGCGGTGATAAAAGGCAGATGATGTGGTGTGAGCAGGACAGGCACACTCTGGTGGCACAGCAGGAGATGCTGACTAAGTATATCAAGATGATAGCGAAACAGCAGGGAGTGCCAACACTGGTCAGCGACAAGAAGGCAGAGGAGCAAATGCGGAGGGCAGATGACTTGGCGAAGCAGGCAGAGAATATTGTGAGGAATACAGAAGCGAAGATGAAGAAGAGCGAAGAATATGTGAAGTTGATACAGAAGGCAAATGAACAGGAGAAAGCAGAGATTAGGCAGACGGCATCCAACGCACGCAAGACCCTGGAACGCATCAAGCGGGAGCAGGCACCCAAGGACAAGAAGATTGCGACACTGAAGGCAGAGATTTCCCAGCGGGATGAACGCATAGCAGAGTTGAGGGTATTGGAAGGGGTAATCAAGTCCCTGGATGGCAAAGAGCGGGCACGCATCTGTAGCGAGCAGATTGCCAAGAAGATTGGTCGGGTTGATGTTGTGGATGATTTCACTGATGAACCGAGGGGTATTCCCGCTTGGGCATTGGATGATTACCGCCAAGCATCCCAGGCAAAGATGAAGGCAGAGGTCAAGAAGAAGGCAGAGGCACAGCGTCAGGGACAGATTGCCAGGCGTGGGTTTATCACTACCCAGTGCCAATACTGCCAGAAGAATTGTAGCACCAAGACCCTGATAGATGTGTGGGGAGATATGTTGTGCCGTCAGTGTGCGAACAAGTATCAGTAGAGTATAGGGATGTAGGGTTAGATGACAAAAAACAATGTGTATCAAAAAAAATCCAATGAATAGATAGAGTTTATATAATTGAGTTATACTCTCCACCCCCCACTCCCCTTAGAATATAATTTTTGCGACAATATAGAACTCATAAAGTCCCTGTCCCGATTTATGGGTAAATGAATTGCCAATAGACAAGCACATAAAATATATATTTTATGTGCTTGT